AGTATTGTTATGTTTGTATCTAAGGCTTGTGCATTAGTTCTGAACATACCACCATTCTTAAAGTTACCCTTGAACTCTGCTGTAGGTGTTATTGTTCCTGCTGATAACTCAAGAAAGTATACAAAGATATTGCCTGTACCACTTGAGGGTGCAGCACTAAATGTTAATGTTGAGCCATCAGGTACAGTATAAGCTGCACTATCTTGAACAACACCATCAACACTTACAAGTATCTCTTGTACTGAACCTACTGTTCTTCCAAGTGCAAAGGTTGTATCAGAACCATCACCATTAAATCTTACGACAGCAGGTGGTGCTTGGAAGTTAGCAGGTACGTTGTTGCCAATGTATGCCATATTATGTTATCTCCATGATACTTAATGTACCACTTAGTTTATCAGCAACACTACAATCTATAGATAGTTTATCACCAGTTTCTAAAATTACTTTGTTACCAGCAAGTAATTCCAAACTAGAGCCAACAGGTATAGGAGCTCCATTTACAACTATACTTGTGCCATTAGAAACATTATTATTACCACCTCTATTACTTGTTGTGCTAACTAATCTTACGTCAGCAGTAACTTGTGCAGTATGAATATTAGTTAATATTAATCCAAGAACAACTGTGGTGGTACTGCCTGCTACAGTATATAAATCATACGCCAGACCACTATTTGCACCTGCTGTCGCTGGTTCTGCTGCAAAATTAACTACTTTAAATGTGTTTGCCATGTTTTATTCCTTTATCTTCCTATTTATAACTTTTAACCAAGAGCAATCGCAAGAGCAGTTGGGTCTTCTATATTTGCCTGAACTAAAGTTACTACTCTAGATAATGCAGCTTTTCTATTTGTTCCACCAGCACCATCATCTACAACAATTAAATCAGAGGTAGTTAAGTCTGCACCAATGTCAGTTCCACCATCAATATCTAAATCTGCAATAGGTACACCACCATCTGGAAATACTGGATTTTGTGAGAATGTTACAACTCCACTACTAGATATTGCCATTGCATCTGCATCACCAGCAGAACCTATATTACCATCATTTGGAATAACGATATTTCCACCAGTAGTCATAAGACCAGCACCAGTATAAGTACCACTCACATCTAAGTTTGCATTAACATCTACTAGGGTTGCATTTAACTCTATTTCATCAGTTGCATTTATATCTAATACAGTAGCACTTGGAGCATTTATAAATTGAGATGCATCATTGAATTGAATTGCCATAGTACTGTTTAGTAAAATACCAGTATCATGAACATGGGTTAGAACAACATCATCATTTGCACCAAAAGATAGAGTTGCTCCGTCATGCTGTAACTCTAAATCTTGAGTTAAAGTTACGTCACCATCAGCACCTATTGCAATCGCATTTGTATCAGATGCACTACCAATAGTTCCAGCATCTGGTATTACAATGTTTCCACCAGTAGTCATAAGACCAGCACCAGTATAAGTTCCAGATACATCAAGGTTTGCGTTGACATCTACTAGAGTTGCGTTTAGTTCTATTTCATCAGTTGCATTGATGTCCAATATAGTAGCACTAGGTGCATTAATAAATTGAGATGCATCATTAAACTGTATTGCCATTGTACTATTGAGGAGTAATCCAGTATCATGAACATGGGTTAGAACAACATCATCATTAGCACCAAAGGATAAAGTTGCACCATCATGTTGTAATTCTAAATCTTGAGTTAAAGTAACATCTCCATCAGAACCGATAGATACAGCATCTGTATCCGATACAGAACCAATTTGGCCACCATTTGGAACAATAAGATTACCACTAAGAGTAAGAATTTGAGATGCATTAAATGTTGCTGCAGTTGAACTATTAGTTGTAAATGTAATTACATCAGAACCAGAGAATGCTATTGACGTATTGGCGTCTGTATCACCTTTTATAGAGTCTAAAGATACTGCCCCTATATTGGTAATATCTAGATCACCGAAATCTCCATCTGCTCTATTTCTTGCTCTACTCATGGTTTAATCCTTTTATTTATTTATGCACCATCATACTTCAGCATACGACTATCAGGCCATGTTTGACCTTTGCCTGGTTTACCTTGTGAAGTAAATATTTGTTTAGTTCCATCTGAAGATAATCCAGTTAATGATACCACAGCTTCATCTCCACAGTTACTATGTGATTCAGAAAGTTTGAATGTATTTGTTGTTGCAGAGTGTACAAAGTAAGTTGTATTATCTACAAGTCCACCTATTACTGCAGCATTCTCATCATCAGAGTTTAATCCTACATTATAGTAAACTCGTTCGTCATCTACGAAACCATGTCCGTTACTTGTAATTGTATTATTAGTTGTACTTACAACACTTGAAGATGTTGCATCAATTTCTTTTGCAGTAGATGATGCACCAGCAGTTGTTTCATATATTGCTTGTAATCCAGCAATATCAGATGCAGAATTTATTGCAGTTTTTAAAGAACCATAGTTTGTTCTTACAGCAGTTCTGTATGCAGTAATCTCATCTGGTGTTGCAGTATTTGTTTCAGCCTTACGAACAACATACCAATCTGAATCTGAAAGCATACTTGCTGATGATTGTTTTGCTTGTGATACTAAAGTTATTTTTAAATCTGCAACTGGTTTTGGTAGTAATGCATCTCCATCAGAGTTCCAACCATAATAGTAAAAGTTATCGAATGACCCTAATGGTGCTTCCCATGTAAGATTCATAGTATTCTTTTTGTAATCTTCAGTCCATATCATCCAATTACTTGGGTGTTTAATGCCGTTACTATCTGTCCAGCCCCTACCCTCTTTGAGATATTTTCCATCTGCAGTTTTCCAAGGCATTATTTTTCTCCTAATTCTTTACTTCTATTTATAATACTTCTATCGAGCATTCGCATACTTAAATGATGCTTCGGCAAATGCCATATATATATATGAACCACTAGTGCTTCCATTATTAAAATTTCTATGCCCTGCACTTGTTCTTGCTTTAAAACCATTACTTAAAAAATCTACATTAGTGTCAAAATTACTTTCTGGCCCAGAGTTGTTTGCATACAAAGTTGAAGAACTACCAGTTATTTCATTAAAGGGTGTTCTTACTGAATCATTCATTACCCAATCATTATCACTATCTATTCTTTTAACCATAACCCAAGCAGGCCTAAATCCAGTAAAGACAAAAGTACCATCTGCATTGCCATTTCCAATATAGCCACCAAATTTACTGTAGCCTTCTACCTCTGCGAAACAATAAGCAATCATGTCATCACCATTTCCATTGACTGAATTTGAATCAACATTTGCTTGATGAGTAGAATAAGTAGAATTACCAACTGTTTTTATATATCCATTTGAATGCCCTGCAGGCTCAACTTCATACAAATTTCTTGATAAAAATTCTGTATGTTGACCTGTGTTATCATTAGTTAAATTTTTGTGCCAAACTCGCCAATGAACTGCAACATTACTAGCACCTGTAGTGTCATCTCTGTTTTTAGTAATAATCCAAGCAGGAGTTACTCCTAAACCATGACCAATCGTAGCATTATTAGTATTATTACCAACAAAAGTTACAATACTAAACCCTGCTGTTGTGTTTGCTTGTACTGTACTTTGTATAGAGCCATCATCATTTGTTGATGTATTGCTACCATTTGCTTTCCAGTTCCAAGCTACATATGTATGGGAACTATTATTAATATAATTTTCAGATGTGCCTACAGTAAAACCCTTTAAATCAAATGAAGCAAATGCTGTTGTATCTGTTCCCTCTGCATTGGTATTATCAGAACTTAAATATATCCCTTCACCTCTAGAAGAATCATAAAGAACATGAGTTCTAGTATCTGACCTTGCTTTAATCCAAGTCCAATCAGGTTTAAAAGATATTTCTCCACCTACACTAGCATCTCCTGATGTTATACTATGTCCATTTTGACTATTGCCAGTATAAGTAAGTGTGCCAAAATGATCTACTGCTTGTGTATTAGAATTAGGGCCGATGGTTGGTTCTGGTAGGTTAGCTGAACATAGTGCTAGAAAGCCTGATGGTGGTGCAAAGAAAAACTTGCCATTCCCTTCACTATCGGCAGTTCCAGCACCAGAATTAGATGGAGTTTTTGCAGCAGTGGTACTGTCCATAACTCCTGCAAATGTTGGGTCTTGTCCAAAGTTAAAACTTATATTTGTTGATGTTGAATGGGGGTTTCCATAAATTCCATAATAATGACCATCACCAGTTGGCACTTCAGAACCACTAGCAAAAGCATTTGTAGAAGTTCCTGCTTCTATCTCTGCTTCAGTTGCAGAGTTTTCCCAAGTGTTATTCTTCCCAAAAAATATGTTATTATTTTCTAAATCTATTGCTATTTGTAAAACATCGCCTAAGGCAAATGAACCAACTCTTGAACTAACACTTGTACCATCTATCTGTGCAGTACCATTTCCCAACCAAAAGTATTCATCATAGGTTCTTGCAGGTCTTGCAAATACACCAATTCTTACATAGTTATTAGCTACCCAAGCATTGACTGTAACTTCTGCATACCATTTTCCAGAGTTTACTAAAAAATTATTTTTTCCATTAGTCCAACCTGAACTAGAACCAGTTACTTTTAGATTACCCTCTGAATAAGTTCCTTTGTTATAACTTTGATATTCACTTGCACCCTCTGCTAAACTTGCTAATAAGGTGCTAAAGTTATTTTCTGGACAATCAGGCAATGCACAATCATGTGCTTCTACATTTGTATTAGCTGTAGATGTCCAATGGCGTGAATTACCACTTGAATCTGCACCAATCGTAGTTGCACTTGGACTACCAACTCCAACTTGGTCGAATTTTAGGTGCCAACCTTTATTACCGAATGATGCTCCAGAATAGGTCTTCGGAATGAATACACCACCTTTAAATTCACCTACTGTATCAACTGGTGAAACAGATGAACCATCTAACCACCACCAATCAGATAAATAAACATTACCACCATAAGAAGCATTGCTATGTCCAAAGAAATGTGTTTTGTTTTGATTAAGAGCAACTGTATCAGCATTTAATGATGGAGCAGTTGCTGTTGCAAAAGATGTTTCTCTAACACCATTTACCCAAAGTTGAACTCTATCTCCTGCTGTACTATCTGTGGTATCTATTCTTACCCAGAGATGATACCAATTAGAAGTATCACGAAACTTTCTATTAGTTATATAACTAAAAGTTGTTGAACCACCTGCTGTTAAATCTTGCACAGCAATATAATCATCAGTATGTAAAAATATATAACCTTGTGCAACACCACCACCACCTAATGTGGAAGAAAGTACATTAGAGTAAAATCCAGTTTGCTGTCTTTTTAACCAACCACCAAATGACATAATTTTAGTGCTTGTAGGTGACGCTCCATAATCTCTAGTTAAAGTTTGGCCAGGAATATTTCTGTATGACGTTGTAGCTGCACCATTGTAAAACTCTGATACACCATTGAACATGGTTGTTTGTAGTGGACTTGTCATTAACCAAATGCCTTCTGAACTGCCCCTAGTATTACTGACCCAGAAGCACTAACTGCATAAGGTATAATATCTCTTGCGTTTGCAGCAGTACTTAATGTGATACCACCAGAACCAGCAGTTTCGTAATCTCCATGTAATGAAACTGTTCTGCTGCCTGTACCATCTTGAATAAAGACAATAAAACCAGACTGACCAGCAACTTCATTAGATGCAGTCAAAGATGTTATATTTCCTGTGAGTGTTAATACGAAGTTTGTGTGTAGTGAAAAATCTAAAGCAACATCTCCAGTATTAGAAGTATCAGTTAATGTTTTACCAACAACGCCTTTTGAGAAAGTTGTTACACCAGTTGATGCAATTGTTATAACGTCTACGTCTGAAGCAACACCAATAGTTTTTCCGTCACCTATGATTATATCATCAGTAAAAGTTGCAATACCAGTTATGGCTGCAGTTCCACTAATTTCTACGTTTGCATTAATATCTACTAGAGTTGCATTAAGTTCTACTTCATCTGTCGCATTAATATCTAATACTGTTGCACTTGGAGCAGTTATATTTTGACTTGCATCATTAAATTGTAATTGACTTGTTCCATTTAAGAGAATACCAGTATCTGCAACATGAGTTAATGTAACGTCATCATCATCACCTAAAGAAATTACTGCACCATCAGCAAGAAATAAATCTGAAAACTCTAATGCAGTTGTACCAAGTGCAGCTCCGTCACTTGCATCTGGAACAAAAGCAGTTGTCGCTGTAATTGTTGTACCTTGTATTGTACCACTTGATGTAATATTACCAGAACCTATAGTTCCTAAACCAGATACGTTTCCACTTGTATCGAATGTGTAGTTACCATCTGTGAATACACCATCAATAGTTAGATTACGAATTGTACCGATATCTTTATTTGAATCTAGGACAAGTACTTTAGATGCAGCTGCAGTTCCAGCAGTTATTCCATCTAACAGTTCTAGTTCTGCTTCTGTTAATACTGCACTACCAATACCGATTGATGTAGTTGCAGTTAGAGTACCACCAGAAACTATAGTTCCAGAAACATCTAAGTTTCCGTTTACGTCAATCAGAGTTGCGTTTAATTCTATCTCGGCATCTGCATTGATATCCAATGTGGTTGCGTTTGGAGCTCCAATGTTTTGACTTGCATCATTAAATTGTAATTGACTTGTTCCGTTTAATAACAATCCAGTATCTGCAACATGAGTAAGAATAATATCTTGGTCATTACCAAACTGAATTGTTCCACCATCTGCAAGAAATAAGTCTGACCATTCTAAACTTGCAGTACCTAATGCTTGTCCATCTGCACTTGATGGAGTGTTTGCACTTGCAGTTGCAAAAGACAAAACACCACTACCATTTGTTTGTAATGTTTGTCCAGAACTTCCATCAGCAGTTGGTAAACTAAATGCAACACTATTAGATGTTAGAATTAGTTTAGAACCATCTGAATGAATACTTTCTGCAGCATCATTAAACTGGATTACACTTGTACTATTTAAGAGTAATCCAGTATTATGTACATGAGTTAAGGTTACTTCAGCATCAGCACCAAACTTAATGATGTTGGCATCAGATGCCAATAACAAATCATCAGTTAAAGTTAAATCATCTCCAATCGTCAAGTCGGTAAAACTTGCGACTGCTTCTGTAATTCTACTTAGTGCCATACTCGACTACCTTTATTTTGCTTCAGTTTTTACCTCAACATTTTCGTCTGGTTTCGCTTCTGACTTTTCATCTTCTGATGCTTTCATTGAAACCATAAACGCATTTGTGAAAGCGTTTTCTGCAACTTGAATTTGATCTAACTCAAACTTCTTATTTGCAATCTGTGCTTTACAAGAACGAATCTGTTTGATAAAATAACTTTGTTCTTCGTTAAAATCTTCTTCTGTATATTTTGTACCATTAATGTTAATCACTTCTGACATATTGTTTTCTCCTCAAGGTTAAATATTTTGTCACTTCTATTTATAATTTATTTTACTATGCATCTTCTAATGCTGTAATTCTTGCTTCTAATGATTCTATTTTTGTAATAGCTTCTTTTAATGCACCTGTTAGTAATGGTACTAATTTAGCTTGGTCAATACCTTGTGGGTTAATACTTCCATCTCCATTAACACCATCTTTTTCACCACTAATTGCTTCAGGCACAACCTCAGCTACTTCGTGTGCTACAAAACCATCTAAAGTAGTATCTGTATCAACCTTAAAATTAAATCTTCTTGGTAATAATTTATTTACCCTGTCCATAGCACCTGTCATGTCTACTACATTTTCTTTTAATCTGTAGTCTGAGCTTGTGTTAAAAGATGTAGATGTTCCATTTGTTTTGATACTACCTACTTCTCCATACCCATTACTAAAACACACTTGACTTTCTGCTCCAGTTCCAACTCTACCAACATGGAGAGCAAAATCAGTTCCAGTTCCAGAACCTTGATAACATAATAATCTAGTTGTTTTACCATGTCTTGTAGGATTAGCGTCACCCATAGCTATAGCTTCTTGACCTGCATCACACACAAATAAATTAACGAGACTGTCACCTTCAATACGGAAGTTTAAATCTGCACCACCATCATTAAAAACTGTTTCAGTAATATCATAAAAAGCTCTACTTGTTGTGTTACCTGCTACCATAGTTCTTACATCTAGTGAACCATATTCTGACCCATTTGTAACGTCTTCCACTACACCTAACATTTGTATGACTTCGTGTGAGTTACCAGCATCATCATCTGCTTTCCAAACAATCAAACCAATATTGTCTGCATTTGCTGGACTGCCACTATCTCTATTTAATTCTAATCTTGGGCCAGAACTTGAATCTGCATCTGTTGATTTGAGTACGAGTTGTGCAGTATTGTCAGCAGTTGTAATTGTTGCACCAGCACTTGATGTAATTGCACCATCAACTTGTAGAGTAGATGCCATATCCACAGCACCATCAATATCTACTACGTCAAGGTTAGTTGTTCCGTCTACGTCTATGTCACCAGAAATATCTAGTGCAGTACCGATTAGTGTTTGTGTAAGTGTGAGTTGTCCATTCGCAGCAATTGTAATCGCATCAGCATCTGAAGCTGAACCGATAGTTCCACCATCTTTAATTAGTATATCATCTTTGAATGTTACAATACCAGCAGATGAAATTATCATAGCGTCTGCCGCTGATGCAGAACCTATCTGACCATCATCAGCAATTTTAATATCGTGATTAAATATAGCAGTACCTGCATCTGAACCATCAAGTGTTAACATTGTAATATCAGAACTATTATCTGTGCCCTTGAATATAATATCTGAATCATTTGCAGCAGCATCTATTGTGATATTTCCAGAAGAAGTTGTAATATTAACAGCAGCATCACCAGCAGATATGTCATCGGCTGCACTTGATAATCCAGCTTGAAAATATGTTTTAAATGTAGCAGCACTTGTAACTTTCATTGTGCCACCATCATTGTGAATAATACCATCACCATCTGCAACCGCAGTCGTTCCTACTGTTGAATCACCATCAAGAAAGTTTATTTCTGTAGTTGTAGCTGTAACACCATCTAAAAGATTTAATTCTGTGGCTGTTGAGGTAACTGCTACATTTTCATTTATCTTTGGTGAAGTAAGTGTTTTATTTGTTAATGTCTGTGTTGCTGCAATACCCACAAGTGTATCTGTAACAGCAGGAAGTGTTAGTGCTGTATTTCCAGAAAAATCAGAGTGTGCAGGTGCTTTAAGTGCAGCGTAATGTGCGTTTGAAGCTTCACAATATAATCTTAGTTCTGATTGTGTTCCAGTATTTTTTAGAGCAATAACACCACCACCAACTTCAAGGTCATCTCCAATAAAAACATCATCTGCAAAACCAGCAGAGTGTGCTATTATTGCACCAGAGGTAGAACTTGTTGAGTCTGTGTTTGATGAAAATGTTACTACACCAGCTGATGATATTGCAATAGCATTTGTATCTGATGCAGAACCTATTTGACCATCATTTGGAATAACAATATTCCCACCAGTAGTCATTGTTCCACCACCAGTATAAGTACCAGAAACAGTTAAATTACCACCAGAACTCAAAGACATTGTTTCTGCAGCAGCTGCTGAAGAAGCAGTATGAAAACTTAATTTTGTTGCGTTATTGGAAGAACTAAAATCTCCCTCTGACATAGCTTTGATTGCGGCTGCTACTAAAATAGCATCAGTACCCTGTGCTTCATCTGGAGCTTGAAACTGAATATCTCCAAGAACATTTCCAGATGCAATATCTGTATCCCCAGTTTGTAATGTTAATACTGTGCCTACACCAGAGTTTCCAGTTGTACTTGTATTTTTTAATTTTAAACCTTTATCGGCATCATGTGTTAGAGTAATCTCTTTGTCTGCACCAAATGATATTACACCACTATCTTTTTGAATTGCAATATTACCACGAAAATCACCACCAGTATTTGCACTTACCATATCTGCAAGTGTAAAAACATCTTGTACTATCACTTCTACTTCGTCATCAGCTGCTAATGCAGCTAAACTTGCAATTGTATTTGCTGTGTCTGTATTGTAGTCAGTGCCCTTTTTTAGTCTAACACCATTTAAAAAAACGTCAACGTATTCTGGGTCTTCAAATAGTAATGTTTTACCATTAGCATCTGCACCACTAATTGAAGTTTCACTACCAGAGGCTACATAAGTAAACCTCTCCCTAATTCCAAATCCGTCTGTACTTTTTCCAATATAAGGCATGTTTTAATCCTTTGCGTTATTCTTATTTATAATACTTCTACCTAGCATTAGCATACTTAAATGGTGCTTCAGCAAATGCCATGTATGTGTATGTACTACCATCAATATTATTATCAGTTCCATTGTTTCGTATTTTAAAACCATTACTTACAAAGTCTACATCAAGGTCTGGACTAGTAGTACCCTCAGCATCATTTGTGTTAGGTCTAAGCCAAGCATCACTTGGATTAAAAGTTTGACGTACACTATCTTGTATTACCCAATTACTAGTGTCGTTAGTTCTTTTGGTCATAATAAAAGCAGGCCTAAATCCAGTAAAGACAAACGTACCATTATTATTACCATTTCCAGTATAGCTGCCAAACTTTGAGTAGCCTTCTACCTCTGCGAAACAATAAGCAACAAAAGTTTGATTATAATTTGAAAGATTACTTGTGCCAATACTGAAAACCGAAGATGTTGGTGCAGTATTATTCCACATAGTAGATGAAAGTTGTCTACCTACAGTTGTGTCTAGTCTAGTAAAATAATTTTGTGGTGAAGATGCATCAGTACCTTTATTATATACTGCCCAATTAGGAGTTCCAAATGCTTCTCTTCTTTTTACAATATACATTGCAGGAACAGCACCTAATCCATGACCTATTGTATCAGTTGCACCTGCTCTACCAGTATAAGTAACAATGCTAAACCCTGCTGTTGTGTTTGCTTGTACTGTACTTGTTATAGAACCATCTGAATTGCTTGAGGTTGTGCCACCATTTGCTTTCCAGTTCCAAATAACTCCATTTGAACCTGCTTCATTTAAGAAAGCATTAGTACCTATTACTAAATTCCCATTAGTATTAAAACTAGTAACGCCTTCTGTACTTGTTTGTTCTGTTCCTGCTACGTTAGATTGTAAATATTTGTGTACACCTCTTGAGCTATCATATAGTTGATGTCCATAACCACTTTGATTTCTAACTTTAAACCAAGTCCAATCAGGTGGAAACCCTATGTTAAAAGTTCTTGTTGCATCATCATTACCACTATAAATAACTGTATTAAAATGGTCATCAGATTGTGTAGCAGAGTCAGGCCCTATAGTTGGCTTTGGAAGATTAGCTGAGCACATTGCTAAAAAACCTGATGGGGGTGCATAATAAAAGTCACCTATACCATTTCCATCTGTGTTGCCTTGTGCTGTTTTTGCTCCTGCAAAAGAACTATCTTGCCCAAAGTTATAAACACCAACTAATGTTCCACTATTATTACCATTTTGTGTCCAAGCATGAACTTCTCCTGTTGCTAGGTTTGCATCAGTAATAGTTCCTTGATCTGCATTATTTTTAAAAAATGTTACTTGATTATCATCCATATTTAATGCAACACCAATAATATCATCATCAGTATAAGTTGCACCATAACTTGATTCAGTTGCTCCACTAGCCATTATACCAATGCCTTTGTTTCCATTTCTATTATAGTAAACAGCATAATGTTCTGCTCTTGATCCATGTGTAACAACACCACTTACCGAAACAGAGTTTACTGTATTAGAAGTGTTTATAATTTCCCAATACCACTTACCAGAAGTTACTGCAATAGTACCAAAAACATTTCTAGTACCACTAAATTTTAAATTACCTTCTGATTGTGTCATTAAAGCTTGATTAGAGTCGGCAAATTTCTTTGCATTTTCTAAAGGATTAAGGGTGCAGAAGTTATTCTCTGGATTATCAGGTAATGCAGAATGGTTTGATAATGCTGTACTATAAGCATGAAAGTGATTTGAATTTACACTTGATGCACCTACACTATTAGCATTTACAGTTCCACTTGTAGATGCTCCATCTGTGTCTGTTCCATTAAACAACATTCTAAAACCATTTGTTCCATAAGTTATTGCAGAAGTGTCAATCTTTATAGGAATCCAAACGCCATTATTAAATTCACCAAAAGAGGTATAAGGAACTAAACTGCCATCTATAAAATTTAAATCACATAAATAACCATCTAATTCATAACCACCAAAGTGTGTTAAGCCACCAACTGTTTGGTCAACTGTATTACTAAAAGCATAGTTTTGGTCAGCAGGGTAGCTTCCATATGTAACAGTTTTAGTTTGCTCAACTCCATTTACCCAAAATCTAAGTCTGCTAGTAGTTGTGCTGTTTGCAACATCAAAATGTGCAACAATATGATACCAAGCAGAAACATCTCTAAATTTCATATCTGTGGCAACACTATATGCATTACCCAAAGTATACTCAAGCCTATCATCACTTCTAAAATAAAAAAAATCTGAATATGAAGAAGCAAAAGCACCTAATATAACTTGACTTCCATCACTCGGTGTACATCTTTTAACCCAACAAGCTATAGTATGTTTTTTTCTATCGCCTGCTGAACTTGGGTCTCTATTAATTTCTGTATTACTGCCAAGTCCTCTCCTAAATCTCATAGAAGTAGAAGTTGCACCATTATAGAATCCAGATGCTCCAAAAAATCCTGCTGGGTGGTCTCCAAAATTACTCATCTTATATCCTTATGCGAAAGCAAGTGATGGATTTCCAAGAAGTATAACGCCATCTGCCTGAACGACATATGGAATAAGGTCAATTGCATTTGCAGCAGTTGAAAGAGTATATGCAGCATCTCCAACTGTAACGTATTGTGTTCCTATCGACAATGTTCTACTTCCAGTACCATCTTGTTTAATTACTATAAATCCAGACTGACCGACAGTTTCAGTTGTTGGGTTAATTAAAGTTACGTTACCAGTAAAGGTTAGTAAAAAGTTTTGATATGTTGCAAAGTCTAGTGCTACTGAATCGCCTGTTTTATTTGCAGTTTCTACTGAACCAAGAACTGATTTACCAAATGTAACATTAGCTCCACCAATTATTAATCTATCAGTACCATCTTCGTCATACTCGATTGTTGCATCTTGGTCACTACCAAGTTTGATTGCTTTATCGTCTGCGATAAATACATCACCAAACTCCAAACTGGTACTACCCAAATCAGCTCCACCAGAAGCGTCTGGAACAAATGCTGTAGTTGCTGTAATCGTTGTACCTTGTATTGTACCAGACACATCTAAGTTTGCATTGACATCTACTAATGTGGCATTTAGTTCTATTTCATCTGTGGCATTAATATCTAAAACAGTTGCACTTGGTGCGGTTATATTTTGACTTGCATCATTAAATTGTAATTGACTTGTTCCATTTAAGAGAATACCAGTATCTGCAACATGAGTAAGTGTTACATCTTGGTCGTTTCCTAATGAAATAACAGCACCATCTGCTAAAAATAAATCAGAAAATTCTAAACTTGTTGTTCCTAATGCTGCACCATCAGCTGCATCTGGAACAAACGCTGTTGTTGCAGTTATTGTTGTACCTTGAACTGTTCCTGCACCAGTAAGTGAGCCAGACACTTCTACATTACCATTGATATCAATAGTAGTTGCGTTCAATTCTAATTCTGTATCTGATACTAAATCAAGAACACCATCAGCTGATTGATGAATATACGTTCCAGAGTCACCAAATTGCAATTGTCTAGAACCATTTAAAAGAATACCTGTGTCTGCTACATGGGTAAGAGTTACATCTTGGTCTGCACCTAAATTAATAACTGCACCATCTGCAAGAAATAAATCAGAGAACTCTAAAGAAGTAGTTCCTAATGCAGCTCCGTCAGAAGCATCTGGAACAAAGGCAGTTGTTGCAGTTATTGTTGTACCTTGTATTGTACCACTTGATGTAATGTTGCCAGAACCAATAGTTCCGATTGTTGCAATGTTTTTACTTCCATCAAGAACTACTGCCTTATTTGCAGCTGCAGTTCCAGCAGTAATACCATCAAGCATTTCCATTTCTGCTTCTGTTAATACTGCACTACCAATACCAATAGAAGTTACAGCAGTTAGTGTTCCACCTAAAGTTGTATTCTGTGATGCATCAATTGTCATTGCAGTTGTACCACCAGTTTGAATAGTTATAACATCTGAACCAGAGAAAGCAATACTTGTGTTTGAATCTGCATCCCCTGCAATAGTATCCAAACTCAAAATACCAACATCTGTTACATTTTGTTCACTAAAACTTACTGTACCAGTTACATCTAGATTCCCACCTATAGCCACATCTCCAGTTACAGTTAAATTACCACCAGAACTTAAAGACATTTTTTCTGTAGCAGCTGCAGAAGAAGCTGTTTTGAAACTTAATTTCGTTGCATTACTTGAAGAACTGAAATCACCCTCTGATACTGCCTCTATACCTGCAGCAACAAGAATTGCATCTGTACCAGTGCCCTCATCTGGTGCTTGGAAATTAATAACTCCAAGTTTATCACTTGCAGCAATATCAGTTTCACCAGTTTGTAAAACTAGAGTAAATGGTTTATCATCAGTTGTATTTGTATTTTTAAATGCTAGTCCACTATCAGCAACATGAGTAACAGTAATTTCTTTATCAATACCAAAAGTTATTTTATTGGCATCACCAGTTATATTAAAATCTCTTGCACCATGATCTGAACCAGCTTTAATTGTTTGTAATGCACCAGCTTGATGGACAACATATATTACCTCTCCGTTAGCAGGAGTTCCAGTAAATGCTAGTGTAGTTCCAGAAACAGTATATGCACTTCCTGGCTGTTGTCTTACATTTCCTACAAATACCTCTAAATCATTTTCGTGATGTGCATTTCTTGATAAAGTAAAATTAGTATTACTACCATCCCCAGTAAAGCTATCCCTTACTGTGGAAGCATAATTAGTAGCAAGACTTGTTCCTACATATGGCATTAATTACTCCTATTCACTAATTGTGTCAACTCTTGATAACCACACATCAGCTGAACTAGCTGTATCTGATTGAACCTTTAATGCATCCCCAGATTGTAAAACAAATTTTGCACCACCATCTAATATTTGTATTGCTGATGAAGCTGGAACAGGAGCATCTTTTACAAGATAATGGTCTGCACTACTAACAGTTACAAATACACTTATTTTAATTTGTGATGTAGTTACATTAGCTACATTAATTCCTACTACGGCATCATCACTATCTGCAGTAAAAATTGTTGATGCAGATGTTCCTACATTCCTTGCAATATTTCGTTCAAAATCTTGTGCCATGTTTTTTCCTTTATACTATTTATAATGCAACTGCCATGGCGGTTGCTAATCCTGTAGACGCAGACAGATTAATTTGAGCTGCTGTTTTTGTAATTGCTGTTCCCCCTAGTGAGAGTGTTCCAGTTATATTTAAGTTATCACCAATTGTAACCTCTGAAGTTGTGTGTCCAATTGTTACTGCAATCCCAGAGGTTGCTGTTGCTATTCTTAATGCACCAACATTATTATCAATAAATGAATTACTACCATCATGGTATAGTTGCATATCTTGACTAGCACCAAATTGCAAACGAGCATCAGCACTACTTGAACTATCTCCAAAAGACAAAGATGTGTTTGCCCCATCTATAGTTGTTCCAGTCATAAGAACAGTACCAGTTGCATCTGGAAATGTGATAGTCCGATCAGCAGTAGGGTCTGTAACTGTTATAAGAGTTTCAAAATTATCATTTGTTGCACCCTCAAAAGTAAGACCACCATCTTCTTTAATTTCGATATTACTGAAACTAGCAGCACCAGATTCCAAACCCTTTACGTCTGAAACTAAATTATTAAATTCAACTCTGAACTGTTCTAGAGTTGCTGAGGTTGTAACTTCTGAAGATGATATCGTCATTATTTTCTATCCAATAAAATTGTTAACATATCTTTAATTTCGTGTATTTCACACTTTAAAGTATTTATCTCTCTTGTTGCACTACGAATCTCATCTCTTTGTTTTTGTGCTTCTGCAGCTCGTCTTTTCGCCATTTCATAAGCACTACGATTACGATTTATAATAGCACCAGAGTTTGTATCTCTTGCTAAATCATTATGTCCTTTTACTTTTAAAAATTCTGTCATTTTATGTCGCCAACGCTATAACTCTTAAATCTTTAATTCGTGGTGGATTAGCCGCATCTGTACCTTGCATCACTATCTTAATTGCAAATTGAGCAAATTCTGGAAGTGGTTCACCAATACCATCATCAGTTACACCTGCAGAATAAACATAATCTTGAAAATCCTCTTGGTCTAGAGATGCAGCTATTGTTTTATCTGGTATACCAGTTGTATTAAAAAACTCATAACCAATGTCATCAAAGTCTTCTGATTGGTCTGAACGTAAGATTTTAAATAGAACTTTAAATTCTGCAGTAGTCTTTTTATGTCCAGCAAAAAAACATTTTATTGATGTTGCTGGATTTTCAAGAGCAATTTTTTTGGTAATATAAATTGCAACATTATCATCTCCAAATGGGTCTGTACTTGGATTATAATCTGTAGTAGGAAATACATCAGAATTACTATCTATATTATTAATTCTATTTGCAATTAATGTAGCTGACAATCTATCAGTATCAATTATTGGACTTACATTAACGTCTGTGGTTGACATTGCAACATTCATTAAAAACGATTTAGCACTTGCAAGTTCGTTTGTTTCATTTATATTAGAACAAACTATAGAACTAGAATTAAATCTAAAATTTTCCCCTAAAGGAACTGAACTAAAATTAGTATCTGTTATAAAAGAAGTTTCAGTACCACTAGGACTTGTAGCAGTTGTCTTTTTAAGTGTTGCGGATATTGTAGTATTTGGTAATTCTAGTGTAGATAAATTTGTTTTAATTTCTTCAAATCTATAATTTTCAGTTGCATATACACTAATTCCACCAGCATCAACCTCTGTAGAACTACCAGTAACAGTTGGTGCAGTTGAAAGTGAAACAGTATAAGAGTCAATTTCAATATTTGCAATAGCTGCGAAAGTCTTATTGATTTGTGTAAGTGGTGTTCCAAACAATTGATAAAGTTCTACTGTTGCTGCATTTGCATGGGAGGCTGCTGCACCATCTTCGACACTTCTTGTCAAACTATTAACTGTAACACCATCTCCTTGTAAAGAACCAGATATAATTTCATTTCCAATTTTTAAATATATTAAAGATGAATCATTACTTGCAGCAAAATTTGTTCCAGAAGAAAGTGTCAATGAATTAGCTGTTGATGTAATTGCACTATTTAATGTAGTTGATATACCAGAAGAAACTCCTGTAATTGTAACATTATTTGATGTGCTATACATACCATGATCTACATGAGTAATTTTCATAACAGTTGAACTGTTTGTTAACTTAATTGGATTTTGTTGTAATCTTCGACCATATACTGTATCACCATCTTCTGCTGATACTGAGTCACCTATAAATCCATTAGTTAATGTACAAGTTCCTGCAGCTACAGAAAAAGCAGCCTTGTACAATTTAAATTTCATATCTTGTGATTGCACAGAGTTCCAAGTTCTATTATTTTGAGATTTAAATAAAACTCCTAGATGTGGTTGTTTGGATACGACTCTATTTGAACCACTTACATCAAGTTCATTCATCTGAGCAATCCAAAGTCTATAGTTTAAACTATTCGTTCTTACTACCACACAATATTCTGTTCCCCCTTGTATATAAACTGGTGAGTCAAAAGTAAATGTAGTAGCAGTTGCTCCATTTTCTGAAAGATTAATTTCAGACGAGTCTAATAGTTTTCTACCAAATGGTAGAATTTTAGCGCCAGGATATCCATTAATGACATTTCGTATTTCTACCCATGCAGGAAGATTATTATCTTTTGCTTGAAAGAATAAATCAATCTTAGTTAGAAAACAACCATTTTCATCATTTGAAATAAATGTTTGAGCTAGTGGATCATCATTTCCATCTTCTTGAATTATTTGTCTAAACCCTTGGCCGACAACTCTATCTCTTGTAGTTGAGGAAGTTGTTGATGTTGTTTGTGACATACTTGTTTGTACGACAATTGCATTTCTTGTTGCAATGATAGTCTCTTGTTCTGTTTCTAAAATACCTTGAGCTTGATATGTAGTTTGACCTGCAGTAGTTGCATCTGAACTTTGCCCAGCAACTCCAGCTCTAGTGTTTATTGAACTAGAGGTAAGTCTAAATTCAACCTCACCAGTTCTAAATCTTGGTATATTAGATTGACCTTTAAATTTATAATCTGGTATACTAAAAGTTCCCTCAACCTTTCCCGCAGAGTTTGTAATCAAAGGAGAACCAGCAACAATTGTAGTATCTGTTGTGTAAGTTGTTGCGCCAGGGGTTACATAAGCACTAACATCTCTGCCATCAAAGAAAGGATATAATCTTGTATTAGGTAGAAAACCAACTCCAATAAAAGTTATAACTCTTGGTCTAATAAAAGGTATCATAGCTCTAGATATAACTTTATTACCTTGTGATTCTTCTACTACATTTTCTATTACTTCTGTGTGTAAACCAGTTCTACGCAAATCTGTTCTACTAGTTTGTACAGTTCTTTCTATTCTATCGAAAATCATTCCGTTACCAGTAAAACTAAAATCTCTATTAAATCTACCAGCGACTCTTGTGTTTACAACACCACTCCATTGAGTTTCCCATGAGTTCCAAATAGTTCCTAGTGCATTTTGATTTGCTGCTAATACTGAATTAAAATTACCCTCAACATTAATAATGAGGTCTGGTGCAAATTCTGTTTCAAACCAGTTATCACTAGCTGGACTTAGTACAATTTGACCGACCCATTGTGCAGTAATATATGGTTGAACATTTTCAATTCTTGTTGCATATGGTTGGTCAGCAAGAGTTGTATGAGTATATGGTAAGGTAATTAAGTCACCAGTTTTTTGATAACCAGCAGCTGTTCTTAGAGTATCTGTAGTTGCTTCTTCTATTAATTCAACATTTCTTAAAACACATTTTGGTCTTAATTCATTCTTTTCTGGGTCTATTGCAATTTCATAATCAGGATTAATTGTATCACCAACCCTATGTCCAGCAAAGTTATCTACAACAAATCCAGACTTAAAACGATTAAGTCCATTTGAATCTTGAATTTCAAAGGACTCTGCATCTCTCTCCAATAAAGAAAGTGCGGTAAGAGACTCAACAGTTTCAAGTCTATCTTTAATTCTACCAATATCTCTCATAGTAAATCTTTGAGTTTTATATCTTATAACAGCAACATTTCTTGGATTAAATGTAAATGCTGGAACAAACATACTTGCAAGTTTCAATGCATTGTCTAAATCTTTAGGTTCAGTTGGGTCTTCAGCTGATGTTCCCTCTAAAACTTTAAACTCTCCAGTATTTGTAATAAATAATGAAGCTCTATATGGTAGATAAAATTCAAAATCTGATTGTAAATTTGAAGCTGGTTTTGGCATGTCTACAGTTACAGCACCAATACCATCAAACTGTCTGTTTTCAAAATTAAAAGTACTATCTGTTGCACTTAGTGTATCTACAACTGAAAGTGTGGTTGAAGTACCAGCTGCATCTTCTGCAGTTGGTCTAAAATCATAACTATCCGCAAGTGCAAATTCACCAGCAGGTTCTGCACTATCTGGGTCAGTTCTAGTGGCAGAGTATACTGGTATATCATCATATTGCATTTGGCCACCAACAGAGCTATATGAATCTACTGTAAATGCATCTCCAGCGCCATGTGAAAAATAATCATAAACAATAAGTAAATGTCCTAAAGGTGCAGCTGCACCTGGCTTTCTAACTATCCTTGCAATATCATAAAAGTTATCTCTTTGTCCAGTATCTAAAGTAAATCTTGAAGTTATAACTTCACTACCTGCTGTCACTGCATTGACAGTTGCAGTTGCACCAGATGAGGCACCAGTAATTGTATCAGCAGTTGAGAAATCAGTTGCACCGAATCCATCTTCTAATACATATGACATAGGACTTGATGTATCAATAATTCTTGCTCTTGCATTAGTAGACGAACCAGTTATTCTTTCACCTCTTACAAAAGTTCCAACAATACTTGTTATTGTTAGTTTTGGAGTTACAGGTTTATTTGCTTCTTGGGTTATATCGCCAGTTGACTGTGAGTCAAAGACTGCTTGAAGTTTAAATACATCTGCACGACCAAGAGATATTTCATTATCTGTAGCTCTTATACCATATGCACCATCATCATCAGCTGACAATACCTGTAATTGTTTAGACAGATTTGTAGTTTTAATTTTTCCTTGTACACTTGTTCTTGTAATCGTTGCAATTACTTTTACTTTAGCTGTAGCACCTAAAATTGTACTATCTGTTATAGTGATTGAAGAACCACCCTCTCCACTTACTTTTGTATCATTCAATAAAACAATATCTCCAGCTACGCCAGTTCCACCACCAGCATCTATAATAGTTAACATATAGTCTACAGATGCAAATGCACCAAAGGTTTCATTTGTTCCTGCAGTAAATGTTACTGCACCAGACGAGTTTGTTGTTCCAATAAATTGTCTACGAACAGTAAATTGCGTATCACTTGCACCAGAGTTTGTGGCTGTTAACTGTGTCTTAACTGGAGACTTAGGCATTTTAAATATAGATACATTTTTCTCTGGTTCAATTAATCTTGCAACTCTAATAGGTTCTAGACCTACATTTGAAGAACCATCATCATCTTTTAATTTACTGTTTGCATCTACAGCGTTTGCATCTGTACCATCAAGTATCATTTTACCATCATCATCAACAAGTGCCATAACTAAATCAGCAGTAAAATCTGTAGTTCCTAGTTCTCCAAAAACTTGTCTTGCTTCTTCAAATTTATGTGATACAATTGCATCATGTGAACCAGAGATATCTGCAATAGTCAAATCTGTGTTATCAGAATTTTCTACTATTTTATCAGTATTAGTGTCTGATGACGCAGTAATCTTTTCACCTTTTGCAAAAGTTCCAATAACATTTGTAAGTGCAAAACGAGTTTGTGTTCCAGTACCACCATAGTTTGAAGAATATAAAAATCCAGTTGCTCCAGAAGTAACACCTTTAACTTGAACTCCGCCAGATGTATGAGTTGCAACGAGTGTGGGAGCTGCAACACCATTTAGAGTAATGTAAGTAAACATTCTTACATCAAATAAGAATAATTTATATTGAGCATCAGTTGCACCTTGTGTTCCAGAAAAGAACTCCATAGCTCTTGCTCTTGCAACACCAATCTGATAACCAGAAGATGAACCTCTAGTTGAAGTAAAGTCTGTAAATAGTTGTACTTCTTTATAAGGTGTAGTTTCACCAGATATACTTGAGATATCTGGCATGTTAAATACGTTTGTCACAAAAGCAAAATTACCCATTTCAAAAGTAGTAATACCAGCATTGACTGTATCAAAGCTTCTTGCTTTATTTAAATCTTTAAAAGTGGTTGCAATCTTTTCAACTTCATAACCTTTAATGTAAGCCTTGCCGGGCGTAATTGAAATTGATAATTTATCTTCAGATGCTGTATTACCATCATCAGTAGTCGCAGTAGAAGAACCATAAACTCCTTCAAAGGTTTCATTTTTATAATCATTATCTAATGACTCTCTAATTTCAAATTGAAATGGTCTTACAGTATAATCACCAGACTCATCATAAGTTCTTCGGGCAAGAGTTTCTCCAAGTACAGCATAATCAGTAGACCTTGCTTCATGTGTAACTCTACCAGAGGTAGTTCTAATTAATTCTATAAAATTTGAATCTGCAATAGAATCAATATCTAATTTAGAAAGAGTTAAAGTAATTTTTAGTCGGTGTGCACCTTTGGCTGCATAGTTATTTGAACCAGTTGCGTTATCAGTAAGAGATGCATCATTCTCTGGAGTAGCTATTGTTTCTGTAATTGTAAAACCAACTCTAGATGTGGTTGTATTTGAAGTGTTACTTAATACTACAGTCTGTTTTGAATTTCTGACAAATTGTCCACGAACAAAATATACACCTTCCTCAACTGTAACAGCAGACCCTACTCCAGCTGCACTTGATGAAAATGTTGTGGCAGATGCAACGGCTGCAGCATAAGAAGTCGTGTGAGTTATCGTAACATCAGCTGAAATATTCTCACTATCTAAAAATCTATCTGATGTTTTATCATCACCAGTTTGAACATATTGCACATAAAGATAAGGTTGTGTTGTTGTAGTTCCCGCTGCAAATCCTACAACTTGTGCTTTAACACCAGAAGTTGCTCCAGTTAATAATACTGGAGATGTTGCATTGTAAAATTGACTTACGTTAATATCCTCTCCGCCAAATGTTGACTCTAAAGCAAGAGAGTAATACGCATCTGAATAAGATACTTGGCCAGGGATAACAACAGTTCCATCTTTGAACATATGTGAACCATGTTGCTCTATTTGGTTTTGTAGTATTGATTGGAGTGTTGTTAGTTCTCTAGCTTGAATTGCAAAGCCAGGGCGAAATAATACTCTATGAAAATCGTCAGTCTTGTCAAAATCATCATAGTAAGGTGATACATTTAGATTTGTAAGTTGTGCCATATTTAGAACTCAATTATAACTTTAATGTCTTCTGTCTGGTCAGAAGCTCGTTGAATAGGTTTTCTGTTTTCTAAGTAAATAATATTACCACTATACTCTTGAAGCTCTGGAGTTGCATAACCAGTAGTCAATGTAAGTGTTGTACTATTTGCAAGAGTTACAGATTCGGTGTCGGTAGATGGTGTTCCAGTTGCACCAGATGTTCCACCAGTAATAAGGTTTGCTCCACTAAATGCAACATACCCACCATTAGTAACATTAGTACCAAAACCTTTATAACTTTCTTGTTGGTAATAAAGTAAACTTAGTGTAGAATCCCATTCTACAACTTTACCAAGTGCACCAGTTGTTGCTTGTGAAATTACTTCATCTGCTTCAAATGTTCCACTAGAGGACGCCATCTTCACAACATAGGTTTGTCTGAATGTAGATGCAGTTGCAACTGTTGATGTTCCAATAAGTAGTGGGTCGGCCACAATACCTACTGCCCTAAAATCATTTCCAGTTGTAAAATTATCATCTTCAGCTTGTGTGATTGTAATAGCAGCCATTATATAATGACCACCCAATTCTGTTATTGCATTATTACCATGACCACCATCTGGACTAATAATAACTTCGATTGCTCCACCAGAACCACTGCCAATAGAAGATGCTGAACTTAATGCGGTGTCTGAAAATGTAAACCCTGTACCAAGATTAACATAACCAAATGTATAACCAGCTCCACCTGCATGCATAGTGGTGTCAGTTCCTGCAGTTAAACCAAAAGATGCAATAGCATTATTAGCAACTGTTATTCTTACAATAGCACCAGAAGATGTTCCAGCAGATGTTCCATCTCCATAGACAGCTGCATAATAAGTTCCGTTTGTATAACCAGAACCAGCAGTAACTTTAAGTGTTTCAATCTTACCATCTGTGGCTGCATCTGAAACTGTAGTATCAGTTGCAACAGGAATAAAATCTGTGGTAACAAACTTTGAAATATCTGATTGTGAAATTGTAAACATAAATTTTAAAATGTAGCCACCAAGAGCAAACGGAGCTGTTGATGTTGATGTTGGTTCTGCACCACTATATGCTGTTCCACCATTATTGTCAAGTACTTTATACACTCTAAAATCAGAGGTTACAAAATAAAATGTTGAGTCATAAAGATTAGATGCACTAGATGTTGTTGTATTAGATGATGTGTAGTTGTGTTGATACATATCAAATGTTGAACCATTTGACCAGTTTCTACGAGGAATTGCAAATTTAATATCACTACTACCAATATTTTTTGCAGCCAACATTGAATCCCAAGCTCTAAATTCATCTTGTGGATTATCCCCTGGCGTTGGGGGAGTACTATCTGAACCACCAGTTGTTGCTGTGGTAAACCCAGTTGCTTTTCCTAAAAACAAATAATACGAGTTCCCAGAGGTTTCTGTGAAAGACTCATGAAACTGATTCGCATTATGTTGTCTAAATTTTTCTGTAATAATTGCCGACATTTTTACACCTTTACTTTATTTATACAAGTTGTTAGACTGTTAGACCAGTAGCACCCTCTAAATCTAAATTATCTCCATTTGTTTCTTCTAGTAAGTAATCAGTATTACTATTTGTTGCATCTGTAGCATCTTCTAATACTATTTCACCAGTGCTTCTAACATTAACATCTGCAGACCTTACTATTGGATCATAACCTCGTAAAATTTCATTACTATTTAGTGAGAAATTTCTAAGAGGTATTTGACCTTTGCTTATTATTTTGTTTGTGGTTTCGAGAGCTACGGAAGTTGGGATTGTAAAATCTTCTTCAAGTAATAATTGGTCGCCTCCACCTAAATCAATACTTGTATCTCCACCATGACTATCTAATAATATTGTGCCCTCACCATATTCTAATTTAATTCCAAAGTTAGTTACATTTCCAAGACCTCTACTTCCCCAAAAAGAGTTTTCAGTATAGTCTTCAAAAATTATATTATCTTCATTTTCATCTAGTAGTAACTCAATAGTTGATATAGTATCAAAATCTTCTACAACTAGAGCTCCATTTATTTCCAAATCAAATCTATTTCTTTTTGTAGTTTCTTGGACTAAATGAAATCCATCTTCTAATATCAATTGACCTGCATCTTCCATTTGTATTCCAGTATCTTCACCAGCATTGATATCAAATCTATTTGTTTTACCATCATTGATAATAAACTTTTCTTTTCTTAAAATATCACTAAATTGAAAATGACCAATATCTGATATTGGAATTGTTTCTTCATTATTATTATTCCCATCTAATATAATATGGTCACCTATATTAGAAGCAAAGTTAAGTGGGAAGTTCCACTCTCCACCCTCTTGTAATATTCTAGAGGTTTTAGAACCATCATCATCTTCACCTAATATTCTAAATGTTTCTCCATCTACACCTAAAGATTCTCTTTCTAATACAAGAACAAAACCATCTTCTAATAGTAAACTATCTCCAGAATCAGCTGCAGATGAAGATGTTCCATCTAATAATATATTATCTCCTATTGTATTTCTTTCAAGTTCTGTAAATGTAGTGGTCTGGTCTAAAGGTAAAGTTCCATCAAGTAATAAATTACCTGTGTCAAATACTGAAGCTGTACTTTCAAGTGCTATACCATCTCCACCATTTTCATTTCCAAAAGGTGTTTCTGCCAAGTAAATTAATAAATTTCTTACTAGTTTTGGAGTAGGTCTTGCAGTGATTTTTGTAACAAATTCTTTGACTACAATTCTATCTCCTTTACCAGATGGTGCGTGAGATTTTTCACTCATCATTCTACCACCACCAGTTCCAGTTCCAGCAGTTGTGAAATCATCATGGGTTCTAGTGTTTATCTCATATAAGAAAGCATCTCCTGTCATATGGAAACCATCTTCCAAATCCATTCCCTGTCCATCTTCAAATAAAATATTATCTCCAACATCAGTACTAGCTGCTGATGCATCAAGCACTAAGTTATCGCCTGGCAATACTCCATCTTCTTGAATTATCTTTTCATCTCTATTACCTATTTCCATAGGAACAATAGTTTCTAACCTAGATTGTAATGTTTGTGCAAATATTGTTTGTAGTGTAGATGCAAGAATTGGTGAGAATGTATCGTCACCAGTATATGCTGCGACACCAGCTGCAGCAGTACCTATTTGTGCAGATACTAATGTTGCAAGTGTAACTCTACCAAATGGTTGGAAACCAGCTGGGTGAACTGCTTTCTTCATCTCGTTTATATAACTTGCAAAAGATTGGCCAATTTGAACTTCATATGAATAATCTTGATAATAATAAGAGTCTTGAATACGAACTAAATCTTCACCAAGTCTATGACTAATTTTATCGTATTGTCCAGCAGTAGTTGATGTTGTTGCAACAGAAGTTGTTCCAGTTGCAATATCCGCAGTAACGATTGTTCCACTTGCACCGCCAGAATCTGTGATAGTAACATCTTGATTTGAAAAATCAATAGGACTCTCATTTATTATATCACCATCTGCATCAGTAGAAGAACTATCAGTTGCATTTAATATGATATTACCTACACCAGTTTCATCTGCTAATACAATCTGACCCATAGCATCAGTACTCGATGCATCAGTTCCATTAAGAATTAATTGATTACCAAAATCTTCTGTCGATAATTTACCACCACCATCTTCTTCTAAAAGTATAAACTGTGAACCAGCATTTTTATTTTCTCTATATCTATCAATTAAAAGATTATCACCAACATCTGCAAGTTGGCCAATGATTGTTTCCTCTAAAAATATTGTACCGCTATTATCTTCAAGTAATATTACATCAGTATCTTTCCTACCAACAACACCATCCTCTAAACTTATGTTTGCAATATTTGGGCCATGGTCTGTAGAATCAAATATTACAGCTCCACCCTCGTTGTCTACTGTAGTAACATATTGACTTGTGTTTGCTTGGTTTCCCATTCCATTATGATTAACACAATAATAATATAATCTTGGCGCGTTCTCAGCCACAACTATTTGAATATATGCACCAGTAGTTCCTACTTCAATTGTTGCAGCTGAAGTTGTAACTCCTACTGTGTATTCAACACCGCTATTATGAGTTCCACCAGAGGTGGTAGAAAATTTAAGTTGATGATTTATTATAGAGGTTGTTCCATAAAGTGAACTATCAGATAAATCAAAATAATAAGTATTTCCCTCATATAAAGTTAGTATAGGTTTTGCTTCATCTTGAATGTAAAATATATTTTGTTCTAAAGTAGTGTCATAAATTACTTTAACTTTAAATATAATTGTTTGTGCAGCTGGAGTTGATGTTCCAGTTCCATTCAAAATAATATTTTCACCATCATCAAAATCTTGTTCATCTTCAAGTAATACTCCACTTGGCATATGTTCAAGATTACCTTGTTCTAGTTGTATACCCTCATTGAATGTTCCAGCTTGTTCTTGCTGAAGTCTTATGACATTTTCAAAAGTGGTATCAAGAACTTGAGTTGTACTATCCCAACCTTTGACAACTCCAGTATGAGTTGTTAGTGAAGCCTCTGGTGAAAAAGTTCCAGTTATATCCTTTAGAACAAAGTGAGCTCTAAATACAGCGTCAGGTGGATTAGAGGTTGTATATCTAAATCCACTATCTGTAATTTTCATAGATTTAGCTGCACCAATATTTGTAGTTGTAGAAATTAATTTAGTTCCAGAACCGCTAGTAGTTTCTGAAACACTTACAGTTGGTAGTTTAGTATAACCACCCCCTCCATCAGATATAAAAACTTTTTGAATTGAACCAGCTTCAGTAGATGCTGATTCAACATCTTCAAAAGTATCAAACTCTAAAACTATTTGGTCTGTAGATGTGGTGTGAGTGTCTATTTTTTCTACGACAGTATTAGTAAGAATATTATGTCCAGCATCTATTGATGTTGCTCCAACAACATCTGTTGCATTTAAAAGTAAAAAGTCAACATTTTGACCACGAATATAAATTTTTACTCTATCATCTGGAGCCTCTGAAAAAATTATTTGTGTTATAGAAACAGTCCATTGAGTAGAGCCATCTTTTTTAAATTGTGGAAATACTACATCATCAAATGTTATATAAAGAGGGCCATCAGTTACACCATTTACATTAGTAAAAGAAAATGTTGCAGTTGTTCCATCTCCAAGAAAACTGTCACTTTCAGTAGTTTCTAAAGCTATTTTAAATTCTTCTAAATGTGTAGTAGTTGCATCTTCGATAAGAATAGTATCAGAGGTTATTCCCTCTTGGAGAATACCTCCACCAACCATACTTACAAAACCAGTTGCATCAGAAGTAGACTCATCTAAAGAGTTAGCAGTGAAGCCTATAGTATCCCCAACTTCGTAACCAGTTCCAACATCATCAACAATTACTTCACTTACAGAACCCTCTGAAATACCATTAACAACTACAGTTGCAAATGCATTACCTACTGCTTCCATTGCAATCGACTCTGTATCAGAGTGAAGAATACCATCATTTGTTACAGTAGTATCAGCAACAATACCCTTTACTGTAAAATTTACTGTTACATCTCTTTCTGTAGATGTTGCAGTAACTGTTTCACCATCAGTAAATACACCAACTACATTTGATATTTGAAGTGATGTAACAGAGTCATTAAAATTTTCATTTTGTTGTTGTGTAGTAACAGCACTTTCAACGATAGCTGTTGCTCCAGACGAACTCCCAGTAATCAATTGATTTACAACTTCATCTCCAGAAGCACCACCTATTGGAGTAACTCTAATTGATGTTTGTGTTGACCATTCGGCCTGAGACAATCTCATCATATATTCGTTAGGATAAAAAATTTCAGAATTTTCCCCTAACAACATTCTCATAAATAATTTGTGGCCTTCAGAACTTCCTTTAGAAGCATATAAGTCTTTAATATTTTTTATTAATTTTCTTTTATCAACTCCAGAAGCTAAATTTTCTGGTATAGAAACCATAAACTGATCTCGCATTTGGTCTAAGAAATCAAAAAGAGTATTATCTACATTTGCATATTCAAGCATCTGTTGAATGTTTTGTATAGGGTTTCCACGATACTCAACAATAGTTGCAGTAGAATTAGAAGTTCCACCAGTTATTGTTTCGCCATTAGCAAATTTTTGTTGACCAGTAATATAGAGGTATGTATTTCTAGAATCTTCTACAACAACTTTTGCTGTTGCTTTTGATGTTCCACCAGTTACAGTTTCACCAACAACAAATTGGCCAAGAGTGCCCTCCCCAATCTCTGTAACAATTCTCTCACCATCAGTTTCATCTAAAATATATGATGTACTTGCAGTTTCTTGAACAACATAATTTATCGTCTGTGTAAGAGTTAAACGACCAGCTTCTAAAAACTGAAAATAGTCTTTTACAAAATTCACAAATACTGGGTGGTCTGCTTGAACAAAATCAGGCACCTGCCCTTCTATAAGGGGTGATACCTTTTTAGTAAATTTTGATTGGTCTGCCATTTATTAATACGCCGAACTAGATGGTGTTGATGAAGTTGATGATACATTTGTTGTTGTAGTACCAGCAGTGCTTGTGGTGGTTGTGTATCCAACTCCAGTTGTAGCAGTAGCATCAACTCCTGCAGCTATCTGTGTATTTGTTAAATCTATTTCAAGTATTTGATTTCTTACAGGAGTAACATCATATGAATTTGGAATAGCAGTTACACGAATTTGTGATGAAGATGAATTATCAACTTCAGCAACAGCTGTAATAATTACTGCATTTATTGAAATAGTTCCATTTACATAATCTACAGTTCCTGCAGTTGAATTAAGATAAACTCTTTCTCCAGATACGATACTATAAATTCTAAGATTGTCCGCACCATCATCATCAAAAAAATATTTAGTAGTTGTAACTCCGTTTAAATAAAATCCAGTTGATGCAATAACACCACCACCTACGGAATTGTGACCAGAGTGTGGGTTATAAAATTTATTATTAAAATTTAAATTATAGTTTTTGGAAGTTGATATTTCTGGAGTAAATAGTTTAGCCATAGTTACAGTTGTGGTGTTATTTAATATAGCTGTATCTGAATTATCAATCAAACCTAAAAGTTTTGAATGTCTAAAAGGAGCATTAAATGTTTGAAGCTCTGAAGTGTTATAATTTGAAATTGTTGTATTTACTAAAGATGTTAAATCTGAAGCAGATTGTGTTGTAGCACTTGAATCATATTGTATAGTTGTATTCAGTATTAGTGTTGTAGTTTCTGCATCAACAATTACTGGAGTAACAGAAGAAACTTTAAATGAATTTAAATCATTCACTAAATTAGTTTTTTGTGTATCTGTTAAATTATTACCTGTAGTAGATTTAATAGAAATAAAAACTTTACCATACTCTGGAGTTGAACTCACTCCTGTACTTGTATCATAGCTTCCATCTTCGCCACCCCAAACTGAAATTGCTTGTGTATTCGCAAATAGTCTTCTTACATAAGTTTTGTAATCACTTGTGGTAACTGCTCTACCTTGAGCTGCATAATCTAATGGTGCATTTAATTTTATAGAATTAATACTTTCTGGTTCTGCACCACCTGTTGCAGATGCAACAGTAGTCACAGTAACTCCAGTTACACTATCTATAGAAGTTGGCGATGAAAATGTAGTAGCACCATTTGCAGCTGTTTTATTTGAAACCACATATTGCATTGTAACAATATTACCATCTGATAAACCACCACTTACAACACCATCTCCAAAGTAAACTTCAAATCTTCCTGCCTCTACTTCTTGCAAAAAATAAACTGTGCTAGAAGCAGAGAGTTGTGATATATCTGTTGCTTTTGTATAAGTTGTAGTTGTAGTATCTGTGTTTGATGTTTGAACTTTAACAGTAAGAGTTGATGTATCAGAGCGTGGGTCTGTAAGAATAAATCTCTGGTCAATATCACTAGAGTCTACAATATACTTTGTGGTAACATACGTTCCCTCATAAATATTAGTAGAATCAAAATTAACAGCACTACCAACATTACTGGCAGTAACATCAGAGATAGTTACAAACTGATAATTAGTTCCATCAACAGAAGCAGTAAAAGCAGTTCCTGCAGGCATTGTCTTTGTAGATGCATTAGTAGATAATACTACATTAACAGTTGCTATAGGTGCTCGTGCAGAACTCACCTCATATCCTAAAGTCTTAGCATGAGATACTGCACTAGATCGTAAACTTGAACTATCTAAAAACATTTCATTTGCAACCATGTTAGTATTGTATGCTAGATAGTGTGTATTGTATGCAAGGGTATCAAGAAGTATGTTCATACCAGAACCCTCAAAGTCATAGTCTTTAAATTGATTTTGATTTTTAAGAAAAACTTTTAAGTTATCTTTAATATTATCAAAGTCAAGTTCTGTAACTTTTAATCTTTTATCATTTACTGCCATTATCGTAATCTCTCTAACATAACTGATAAGTCAACTAATTCAGTAGGGGTATTCACGACATAAAATTCTATAGATACTTCATAAGCATTTTTATCTAGGTTTGGAATTGCTGTAACTCCAACCAATCTTGCTCTTGGTTCAAAGTTATTAATTACATCTTCTATTTTTCTTGCAAGTATTTGTGCTGTAATTGGAGTCATAAGTTCAAACAACATATCTCTAACACCAGATGCAATCTCTGGGTGAAAAGGTTTTTCGTAATGATTAAGTAATACCAGATTACGAATAGAACGCTTCACAGCTTTAACATCAGTTATATCTTGTATATCAGAGTTAGAAGATTTCTTACCAAAGAATAAATCTAGGTCTGTGTACTGTCTAGCATTTCTACTAGAAGTATTTTGTGTTGCAGCGTCATATAAGGCCAATTTGAAGACTCCTCATCTTTGTTTTATTTATAACGATTATCCTTTAAAATTTGGGTCTAATTTTTCTAAAACGATATACTTAACTCTCATTATAGTCATGTTTGCTGGGTTTGCTTGTTTTTCCCCATCATCATACACTTGTTGTGAAAGTTCAATTAACTTTGGGTCTTTACCATCTATTACATATTTAACACCATAATCATCACCACCATATTCATTTGGGTTATCATAAGCATAGAACTTAAACCCTCTCCTTTCTTTTTTCTCACCATAGTAAGGTCTTCCACGAACAGCTAAAATTGTATAAGGTTGTTGTTTTAATGTAAGTTTTGTCATATCATCAACTAGTTTTGAACCTTTCCTTTTAGCTAAAGTTGGAGTTAAATCTTTTGTATGAAACCATTCAGCAACTGTAACCTTTCTCATTGCAATACCTTTAATTGATATTGTTGATTTTTCAGTTTTCTTTACTTTCACAGTTTCCACTTGTTTTGTAACTGGATTTGGTTTAGTTACAGTTTCAACTTTTACAGTATTTTGAACCTCTGGCGTTGTAACTTCAATTACTTTTTGTTTTTCTCCTACTGATCCAGATGGAACTGTTATGGGTTTATAATTAAGTGGGTCAGCAAAAAGTTTTTTTCGTTCTTCAGCTGCAAGAGCTAAATCTGCTTCCATCTTTGCTTTAAAACTGTCTGATTTAATTGCATCAGTTGCTTTAGTTATATCTGCATTTATTTTTTCTGTTGGAAGATTAAGGGCTGTTAAACTATCTAATTTTTTTATTAAATTATTTATTTTAAATTCTGATTTTCTACTTACTGCATCTGTATTTGCGGAGATAACTGAAACAGCCTCTTTCTCTGGTGGCACCAAAGCTTGTTTAACTTCTACTGGTTTCTCTTTGATAAGTGTTATAATGTATTTTGCTTTTAATTCTAAATAAGTTCCAGTTGCTTTTGGAACTATAATCTTACCATTAAGTGAATAATTTATATTTGTAAAAAAACTTTGATTGGTCTTTTTACCTTGAACCTCTAAAATTTCTTTAGGTGTTTTTGATAAGGTAAGTGTGGCAGCATTGCTAACTCTATCTTCAACTTCTTCTGTAGTAACTCCAGTTCCAGAATTTGCTGCAGGTATTTCTATGTTTGGTGCAAGTGCACATACATCACCACCTGTTGCTAATTTTGATGTGGCATCTGTAACAAGTTTATCTAGTCCTAAACCTTTTTCTTTAAGTGTATTTCCAAAATCTTTTTCAAGTTCTGCTAGTTTATTATTAAAAGCTGCGATGCCTTCTATTGTGGTTTTATCAATGTCATTAATAAGACTTGTAAGTTCTGATTGAAAATTTACATTTGGTACTTCTGGTAAATCTAATGCAAGTCCATCAAGTCCAGCTTTTACATCAGTTAATGCTGTGTTAAATGCTGCAGCTGCATCTGATGCAGCTGCATCTAATTTTGCTGTAATCTCATTTTCTAAACTTTCAATCTTTAATGATGCTGCATTAAGTTCTGGACTTGCACCACATAGATTTGGAATATTGAAATTTGCCATTCTTAATCTCCTATGAATACAGTCGCTGACGCAGACTCAATTTTATTAGAACCATCTGAACCAGATACACCTGCTGGATCATCGCCAGTATCCACAGTATCATCAAGACGAGCAGCACCTTTTGAACCATTGTTAATATTAACACTATTTGTTGCTGTTGCTGAACCACCGCCAGAATCCATATCAATATCTGCTTCTGAAGTGATTGTCATTTTTGTTGCAGATTTCATATTTAATGTTGTACCTGATTTGATTGCCATAATACCAGATACAGTATCTATTGAAACATTATCAATTGCATTAAGTGTAAGCTTACCACCAGTTGTTGCTGCAAAGATATCACTCTTTGCAACTAGTTTATATTTACCATTATTAATTCTTTGTTCATTACCCTCTGTAGTTACATCAACATCTGCACCAATACGACCTTTTACATTTTCAGTAATATTAAATGCATGACTACCATTTATTTCTTCTTCAACATTTCCACCAGACTCACCATACCCAACTTTTCTTCTAAAGTTCTTACCTATTTTTTGTGTATAGTTTCCCTCTACCTCTAAATGATAATCACCTTTTACAAGATGACGAACAGTACCGCCAATAGTTAAATTTACAGCACCCTCAATGTATACGTTAGAACCACCCATAATAATTTCACAATTATCACCAATAACTTTAACTGTCTTACTACCATCTGCAATTACTTCCTCATATGTTCCAGAACTATGTGAACGAAAAGTTCTTTCCCCGCCAGGTGTGTCATCTACTTCTGTAAGATGTCCAGACTCAGATTCAAAAACATGATTGTATGGATAAAGACCAGAGCGATATATTCCATAGTCATCTCCATCTTCGTTATTGTAATCAATATCTTTTGGATGCGGTTCATCAAACTTTCCACGATCTTCTTGTACTGCTTCATCTGATACTGTGGGAAGATATGGTTGTGTTGCAGTTTGAACTTCAGTTTGTCTATTTGTTCTTCTTGCTATAAGTAAGTCATGTGATTCTGACATTTCTCCTTGTGCAAGTCTGCTTGTATCTGATTCTCCTAAGTCATGGCCTGATGGCATGTCTACTTCAAATCCATCTACTGGATATGGCCCATATGTTGGAGTTCCAGCATATTCTGGTTGTTCACTATAAGGACTACGAGGATCATTAAAACCTTTAGCTGGATTTGGAAGTTCATTTGGTTTGCCAGGCAGACTTCCAATAACAATAGGTTGTTGTTTATCTTTTGCGTCTGCAAAGAAGCCTACCACCCATGTTCCCTCAACTAGAAAAGATGGAGTATTACCTAATCCCTGCATAGACGGATTTGTCGTTGGAGCCATAACAGTAGCCCATGGTAAATCTTTTGTAGGAATGTCTGTTAAATCTTCTGTGTGAAATCCAAGACAACGTACACGAACACGACCCAAAGCATCTGGATCGTTTCTATCCTCTATAACACCAGTAAACCAAACAAAACCATCAAGACCCATAAAATAATTTTCAGACATAGTTAGACTCCTTACTGTGTTATTTATAAGGAATTATTTAAGTTTCATGTAAGTAAGATTTGGTAAATCTTTATCCTTGACAAGTTGTCTTGTTTTTCTTTTAGGTTCATATTCTTTATATTTTTCTAGCTCGTATACGAGTTCTTCATTCTCATTATCTTTATTTAATTTGGATATTACTTTTCGGGCATCAACTAATTTCAAATCTTTTTGAAGAACTTGCTTAGAGCAAACTCTATATTTGACCAGTTTCTATCTCCTTTAATAAGTTTGGAAATTTTATTTATACAATTTGGCCTCTCCAGCAAGACTCGAACTTGCGACCCACAGTTTAGAAGACTGTTGCTCTATTCCAACTGAGCTATGGAGAGTTAGATTTGTTGAACTCCGATATTCCCTGCAATCATGATTCGTTTTTCTTTACACTTACATGGGGGAACACTATGTCTTGCAAGAGATGAAAAGATAATCAGGTCACCCTCATTTGGTTCAAAACACATAATCGGTTTTGTTTCTGGAAAGACTAGAGGACTTGAACCCTCTGGGGCTTTGACATAATAACACCAACTCCAAAGATAGGGCCAATGATTATGTTCTTTTGTTTCGTCACTCTCACCATAAACAGCACCCCAACATTCAGAAGTATAAAGAGGTGGCTTGTGTTTAGTGAGATGACTAGCGATACCGATTACAATATCTGAAAGCTGTTTAAAACCAGTATGAGTTTTATGCATAGTCCAGTTTGTCATATCTGCTTTGACATTCGTAGACTGATTCATCTCATCACCAGTTTCAAGAATTATTCTTGCAAGATTTTCGTGCAACGTAAAGTCTGCATCCTTTTCCATCACATTCGTTATATTCAGAATATTAGTATCATAAACTGGAAGCCTCATTCCGAAATCATAGTAATTTACTTTCATATTTCTCTCCAAATCGTTTCGGCTGCGAAACGCGGGCTAAAATTCTAAAATCGACTATAGTAACTTCAAGTCTCTCGCGGCTGCACTCAACGGTGCTAGTCTACTCATCATAACGTATATTACAATACTTGTAATCTCTC